ACGCAGGTTTTTATTTGCTATACTTTCCGTAGTCAGGCTGACGTTGTTGTCAGCAAATAGCTGAACTTCAAGATGCCCGTTGCTGTTTATATCCGCCCTTTGTGAACCGGCATAAAGACCAGCCCTGATATTTGCATCGGTTACACTTTCTGTCGTAAATGCAACATCATTCCGTCCAAATGCTTGGATTTCAAGCTGTCCAAAGCCGTTAACATCAGTCAACTGTAAGCCATCCCAAATGCCCACTCTTAGATTCGGATTTGATACTGACTCAGTTGATAATGCCGCATCGGCTACTCCGAAAAGTTGTACTTCTAACTGCCCTAGTGAGTTTATATCGGCTAACTGTGCACCATCCCAAAGGCCAACCCTGAGATTGCCGACTGATAATGATTCTGTCGTAAGAGCGACGTTATTGATGCCGAAAGCCTGAATTTCTAGTTGTCCCGAACTGTTAATATCGGCTCGTTGTGATCCCGCATATAACGCCGAACGTATATTCGCATCAGATATGCTTTCCGTGGTCAAGGCTACATTATTTATCCCGAAGGCCTGTATCTCTAACTGCCCGAATGAATTTACGTCAGTAAGTTGATTACCATCCCAGATTCCAATTCGCAGGTTCGGATAACTCAGGGCTTCACAGGATAGTTCGATGCTATTTTGCGTATTCACTATGATTTCAAGTTCGGCTGCCGAATTTATTGAAGATATTTGCCCGCCTACATAAAGGACTGATCTGAGATTTGCATTTGATATGCTTTCACAAGTCAGTTCTATTCCGCTCTGAGTGTTGCAAATTACTTCACCTTCAGATCGTGCGTTTATATTCAGCCCTCGTTCATTTCCCGCCGCATCCCGAATATTGGTATATAGATTCCTGTTAGTTGACATTCGCAAGATTCCGATATTGCCTTCTGTCACCGAATCCGGAGCAACATCATCGAATATAAAACCTACAGGAAATAGAGGATCAACCTGGACTGTAAACGGATGATCGTCCAGCTTCTGTGCTTCTATCGTCAGGATATCGCCTTGAGTATGCCCTTCATTATCCACTCGCAGAGGATATACCGCTTTATTATCGCTTACTTCTGCCGTTAATCCCCAAATTAAAGTTCCGTTAAAATCCCGAAGAAATGAATCAACTATCTGCCCATAATTCGGTTGCAATGCAAAACAACCGACTGCGAAAAAAGCAAAAATCACGAAGATTGTAAACTTTTTGAATTTCATTTTATTACTCCTTTTGATTCTCCTAATATGTTTTTGAATATTATGTTGTATAATTTCTGAAAACAAGCTAATGATATACTTAGCAACGATCTTAAATTATTTTGTTTCTCAGCGTAAGATACTTTTGTGCCTAACTCCGTAAATACTGATGTAGTTTTGTTTATGCCTCCCCTTCCTGTAGACCCGATTGAATTAACCAAGTTCCCGGTGTCCTGATTCAATTTACTGCTCAAACTGTATCTTTTTCCTGATATCGTTTTCAAGTTTAGTTGTTGTGAATGTGCCCCTTTGATATAATACGCCTCCCCCTTTCTGAATTTTCCGGCTGATATCGCTGCCTTTGCTCCTATATATGCCGAATGTGTTAATTTCCAAGTGCCATCTTTATATTTAGTCGTGCCAGGCTGTATATGTCCTTTATTTTTGTTCCAAGTCATCCATTTTTTCACGTTGCCATTTTCGTCTGCATATTCTTCGGCCTTGTAAAGCAAAGTGGAATCACGTAATACCTGCATATTTATCTCTTTCAACATCTTTTTTCTACCTTCGCCACCAAGTGCCTTTTTAGCCTGCTGCAAGAAAGGTGTCAGTTCATCTTTAATTATTCTGCATCCGGTCTCAGCCATAATACTTTACCTTCTTTTTCTTACTGCCATATGTACTCGTGATAATCATCGGTTGTTCCTTAATCTGCTTTACTTTTCTTACCTTTGTTGATATTGTTCCGTCCTGCTGTTCAACCTGTTCTATATTTTCGCCATTGAAAGCCTTATCAAAGTCAAAGGGTTCATCATTCATCACACTGCCCCCGAAACATTACCCCTGAGCATATACCGATACACTACTGAAATGGCTGCACCAGACGGCAGTAACGTTGTTTGATCTGAATCCGGCGTCCTATATCTTATTCGCCCATCAACATAATCAATCTCGAAACCCTGTTCGGTATAATATGTTGCGCTTGAATACGTTACAACTATCGATCCGGGGTCTATATTTGACTTGCTGAGGCGTTTCCATGTTGCCCCTGATAATGTTATAGCATCTGTCTTTTTCGGCCTTACAAGAGCCAAAGCGCCGCCGATATACATGCCCAAGTTTTGAGCCTCTGCGTTTTTCTTATCTAGTAATGCTTGCGGTGATACATTTATCCCCTGAGAAGTTCTGTTATTGATAAGCCAGTAATACATCCCAAAAGCAAGGCCGATACTCTGAAGCCCCGGAAGTTTAATCCTCAGATAGAAATTAGCGCCTGAAGGAACCGTTATCGATCCGCCGTCAATATCAGAAATAGTTATCGCAATCGCCGTATTAGATACCACGTCAGCAACCCAGAAGGCCGGGGTTGCATCTTTGTATATTACTACTTCAAGCGGCAGCCCGAATGAGGATTCCGCGAAGGCGTTTACCGCCCATGTTCCGGTAGATAATTTTATTTCATTTGTTCCTTCTGATGTCGTTACTCCTGATATTGCTTCAGTCGTCTGATTCGCAAGGAACAGATCATCTACTGCATATCTCGGCCTGAGAGCGTCAAGTATTTCGCCATTGGCTTTTCTTGCCGCAGATGCGAAACGGCTGCTTTCAAACCGTGTATCTGAAGTGCCTATCCTGAAGGCTTCTTTTATTTCGCGCCAGTCGCAGAATCCTGTTATTTCCATTCGGATTATTCCTTTTTATTTCTTTCTCGCATCTTCGAGGGCTTTCTTTGCCTTTGCAACATTTACTTTCAATTCTTTGTCTGCTGCTGCTAATGCTTTAGCTTCATCAACTGACATTTCAGCATAGGCCGGGCTTGCAAGTCCTTTAGTGTCGTCAACCCAACTTCCGGAACCATCCCATTTGCCCTCTTTATCCTTTTTGCTTCGATCAGGAATAAATACTTTATGCAGTTTTTTGATTTCTTCGATATGTTCGTCTGCAATGACATCTCCAATTTTGTACGATCTTTGCTTTTTATCAACTGTTATGCCTATTGACCTTGTTGCAACTAATACCTTCCCATTTTCCTTTTCAACTTCCTTCGCCATTTTTCTTACCATCCTTTTTTATAGTCGGGATGACAGAGCCGAAACCCTGCCATCCCTTTATTGTTTCAGTTATTATGCTGTATGTGCAACTTCTGTTTCGAGGACTATCTTTTCATCCCCGAAAACCGTTGTGAGATAACTTCTCAGATAGAATTCCTTGAAGTTACCAACTCTGCCTTTCTCGACATATTCTTCAAGCGCGGCTACTTTCAGTCTGAGCCCGTCAAGCCCTCCGACTTTGAATGACATGATTCTGCCTTCTTTTCCGTCGGCTGCCACTGGCTGTGAAAATTTGCTTGTCGGCTCTGCAATGATGTCAACTACCTGCGCCCCTGCGCCCGTTGTATTCTCCACAGTCTGAATCAGTTTGTGATTTGCAAGGCCGGTGCTTTCGCTCCAGAACAACCGGACATAACGATATGTTGCAACCATCGTGATTGTTACTCTGACGCTGTTGTTCGTTGTTTCTGTTGTTGCGTTGACTTCTGCCGACCCCAATGTTCTTCCGCTCTTTGTTACTGCTTCAGCCGAAAGATAATATGTATCGTCTGCCAGTGAGCCGCCGGCCAATGCCGCTGCCGCTATTGTGCAAGGAGTGGTAACGTAATCGATGTAAGAAGGATCTCTGATGAATAATACCCCGTTATGCTCCAGTGCAAGATACTGAATCCCGGCGACTACAACGCGAATCTGATTGTATGCCTTATAAAGATCAAGTATCACATTCTTGACTTTCTTGTATGTTCTGGTATCGCAGAAGTGGAACTTCGGGAGTATTCCTGTTTCGTCCTCGAATTCTGCCAGTGTCATGTACCGTTCGTCAATATCATTGAATGTCGGGATAGTCATAACCGCCGATGTAAGATCATATACCTGAAGCGTATTTGCTTCTGTCTGCTTTGCAAGTCCGTCAAAAGCGTAAGCGTCGGCGGAGCTGTTCCCGTGCAATAAAGCCCAGTCGGTCATTTTCTTCATCGCGTATCTGTTGGACTGAAGTTCAAGTGCTATCATTGATATTGCAGAGAATTTCTCAGCCGGGTCATTGACTTTTCCACAGACATAGAGATACTTACAGGTTGATGTCTTCGCCCCGAAAGTCGAATCGCCCGATGTTGGCGTTGCCCCTTCTGCATCAAAATCCGCACCGTTGTAAGCCGTTCTCTGGTACCATGTGAAGGTTGTTGCCTTCAAGGGTTCCTGCGGTACTACTTTGTACAACGGAATCGGCATTGAATCCATGCTGATGGGCTGATATTCAATGTCTGATTGCTTCATGATGCCTGTAGTCGTTGAAATCACACGGCATGACTGCAAGGCTCTTTTGTGAAATTCCTTCACATCGTATTCTATCTTGTTCTTCGTCGCAAAGCGTTCAGCAAGAATCAGCGGGCTGTAATTCACAATGTCCTTGCGATTCTCACGGGTTTCCTCATAGATGTATTCGGCAATCTGTCGGTTCAGGCCATAACCGACACCAATATGCTGATTGAAAGTGCCATCTTCGTTATAAGCATTTTCATCGATGCAACGCCTTTCAAATTCAGTAAGTATCAGATCAACCGGCGACCCCGACCCTGCAATATCTCTTGTTTCTTTCATGACTTTTCCCAGTCTTTCAGAGATATCAAGCGTTATGCTTTTATTATCTTCCATTTCTTTCAGTCGCTTGGTGAGGTCATCTTTCTCTTTCTGCATATCTTCTGTTGCTTTGATAAGTTCAAGATTCCGTTTGTTGACTATCTCAAAATCTTCTTTCTTTATCATGGCTTCCATCGTAAGCCCTGCAAGTTCACATTCTTTTTCCTTGCGTTTCAGATCCTCGGTTAAATTCGCAAGTCTTACCTGGTCAAGCTGATAAGAAGCCTCAACCTTCAGCAATTCCCGATATTCTGACATCGGCATTTCCCATATTTTTTCTGTTGTTCCTGGCATTATACTATTCTCCTTTTGTTTGTTTGTTATGGATCTCATAAAGCTGTCAAATACTGCACCGCCGTTTGATGGTACTGGTGTAATCGATATTTCAAGTATCGTGCGAACCAAGATGATAGGTATCTTTTCCCCGTCTATCTTTTCCGCTGTTACTTCGTAATCGTTGCCGAAATGAATTGACAGTCCTTTCAGCGATCCACTTCTTACTTTGTTCCATGTTGACTTTTCCTGATCTGTGATAGGATCGTCCATTGCTGCTTCAATCCACAGACCGATATTATCAACGCCCCATTCAAGCGTTTTTCCTAGCACCCTGTCGTCATCGTGATTGTGAAGAATCGGGCCGCCGCGCTTCATGTACTTCGTCATAGCCTCTGTGATAGCTTTTCTCGCACTCGCAGATTTTATGGATGTTCCATGCTCGTCAATGACCTTTTTCCCGTTATCGTCAAACTCCGGGGATGCGTAACCTCGAATATATAATTTTTTATCTTCCTTTTCGATTACTCGGAATGTTCCGATTTTGAAGTCAATAATTTTTTCGTCTGGCTGTTTATCCGGAATTTCTCTGCCTGCCCAGATATTTATACAAGCCGCAACGGCTTGATCTTCGCTTGACCCTTCGTCTATCATTGCAGGTATACAATCTTTCATCCATTCCTGTTTATCGTCATAATTGCTTATGTCCGGCATTTTAATACTCCTTACAGCCTATCGAATCCGGCTGTGTCATTTAATATTTTATTGATTTCTTTATCCGGTGTAGTTTCGGATAGTTTTTTGTTCTCTTTTACGTCTTCCTGAGTTATTGGAAGTAGTATACTGCGACAGTTATGAACTACAAATCCCTTTGCGATATAACTTTCATCATCCTGTACAGAAATATTATATAATCTTCTTGCCTTTTTTAATTTCCATCTTTCTATTTTTTCTATATCTACTTCTGAAAAACAGTATTCATCATTATGATTTGCCATAATTCTTGACACTTCTTCATAAATACTATCTTTTGCCGGAACGTGATCTACATATCTGATAACATTCCAACCGTCTTTAGATAAATTTAAATCTCTTTCTATATCTTTTTCCTTACAACCCGGTTTATTGTGCCAGTATGAACCATCAAATTCGAAGTTTATTTTATGTTCCGGAATTGCTATATCCAGATAATAGAGTTTTCCATTTAATTTAACAGGATATTCTAATTCTGCATTTGGAAATATTTTTTTCAGAATGTCATATAATGAACGTTGTCCCTTTGAAATATATCCCATTTGTCCTTTCATGATCGCAAGACCCATTTTCCTGTTTGAATGTTTTTCTGGATTATTTAACCAATATATTTTTTGTGATTCTCCACTTTTTTTGGCCACTTCCGGACGATGCATTACATTATTTTCTCCTCTTTTTGCTTCATTTGCCAATTTCCATTTTTCACTTTCCATTCTTTTTTTTAATGCATATTTTCGTACTTCTGTTTTTTGAAATGGATGTTCTCCTTTTGCGGCCATTTCTTTTGTTTTTTCATGTGCTTTTTTAGTTATTTCGCTTCCGCTTCTTATACCACAATCATATTCTCTTTTTAATTGCAGCGTTGTCATTTTTGATTGTTTCTTTTTCCTTTCATCTGACCATTTTGTGGCAACATTGTTTTTCATTGCGCATTCACCTGAACAATATTTTGGCATTTCCATATTTTCTATACAATAACCCCACGGTCTCCAAGGCATTACTTCACCACATTCTTTACATTTAAACGCCAAGGTATTGAGTTTGTCATTTTTATTCAATTCACAGGCCTTGACCCAACCACGCTGAGTTAAAAAAGGATGATCCAGGGTTGTCGTGATAAAGTTTTCACAGAATCCTTTTGCATTTCTTTTCTTCATTTTAATCGTTATTTTTATGACATCGCCGTCATAGCTTGTAGGATTTTTCTTATGATGAATAAAGGTTGCTGGTTTGAATTTCCCTTTGTGAGTTAATATTAAATCGCCCAACTCTATATTTTTTATTTGCTCCCATCCCTTTGATGTATAGATTGCAGTTTGCCCGTCTATGAAACAATTATAATGCAACGGCGGCATAATCTTCTCAAAATCAGAATCTTTTCGCATGATGTCTCCATCGAGTCGTTCGCATCGTTCTGTCGTCCTATCGTCCATAATCGCGCTGAACTGGACATACTCAACAAAGTCACCTACTTCATACATCATTTCGGCCCGGCCCAAGTTATAAAATCCTGTTGTCATTGTGCGGACTATTGCAGGTGAAGAATTTCTCAGGACATCGAATCTATCAGACATCTTTTTAATAAGCTGATTCTCAGATAGTTTCTGAGCGATGGCTGAGTTGTAAATTATATTCATTTCCTTCTCAAGTCTGATGTACCAATCCTCGGAGGCCTGCTTTGATTCCTTCTTGACTAACTGCTTATATTTGTTCAGAGTATCAAGATCGGCCTTGCGACATGATCTTTTACCCATCTGTGAATCAACATCTTTGCGTCCGGAGTCAAATATCTTGGCTGATTCAATCCTGAGTAATGAATCCAGATCAGCCTTATATTTCAGCTTGAAAGTAAACATAATCTGATTATCCGGTGATTTCCAAGCCAATGATGCCTGTTTTTTCGCGTCTGCGAACATTTTATCGGATATAGCGTCAAATTCAGTCTGTATCGCATTTTCACCTTCGTTCAAGTCTGATTCAACCATCCTGTAATTCCAAGCCTTACGCGCCTTCTCTGCTGCCTGCCTGATGTTTTCAGGGATGTTATTATCTTCGATTAGTTTTTTGTGGTTATGACCGCATGACTTCTGGGTTGTCGCGCTGCTTTTTATAGAGCCTAATATTTTTTTGGCTTGTTCTTCCGTTAAATTGAACATAACCATCAGTTGACCCAAAGCTGCATCTTTCGGCATAACGCCTTGTGCAACCAAGGTAACTATATTTATTGCGCTTTGTACCTGCGCACCATTTAATACTTTATCCTGTGTCAGTTCTGAAACTGCGATATTTTCCCAGTCCTGAAGTTCAATGCCATTGTTCTTGCCGTAGCCAAGGTGTGAATATAAATCTTTTAGCATGAATCTAGCTTCATCTGCTGTCTGTACGCCTTTTTCCTTCAGGCTTATAGCGAGATTAGTAAACTTTTCCTCGTTAATCCATTTTGGCCGTATAAGCTGAATCCGCCAGTCTGTACATTCAAGCCGCCCCAACGTCAACTGAGCATCCGTCTGATCTTCCCACATAGTCTGCTGTGGAATAATCAGATCACCGTAAAATTGACTCATAGCTGCATCGTTTGCACCGGCCTGTCCTAATCCTGATTCCTCTATGCTCATCACCCTGAGCGGCATATCAAAGCACATACAGACATCTTTTATTGTTACGCTGCGAAGTTGAATGAAGTCTATATCCTTGAATCTGTCTACGATTGATTGATCTATCTTTGCGCCGTTGTAAAGCACAAGATTTTTATATGAATTATCTGTCGTTAGTTCACCGAATGAATCGGACTGCGAAACATAGTTCTGTTCAATATATGCTTTCAATGTTTTTGCGTCCATGCTGTCTGAATTTTCCGGAAGTATGAATATATTGCCAAATGAGCTTGAATTTGTGAATCTGTTTTTGTTGAACAGTTTGCCGAACAAGTCTGTTTCAATCCCGGTAAGAAGCGGCTCAAGCGGGGATCTTGGATATATCAAAATATGCTTGCCGGGGAGCCGATACCAGATATATTGACCCTGAAATAATTGTGCTACTACCTGGCCAAGGATTATCTGTTCCCACTTCCAGCCTTCATTAAACAGGCCATATTCGTTTATGTTCGGCCTGAAGGTTCCGAAATCAAGATTGCCGTACAGGTAGGGATATTTTTCATCTATCTGGACTAACTTCGTTCCGCACGGCAGGCAGTCTGTCCAGGCATCTTTCATTATTTCCATGAAAGTGTAGCCATCGGGATGGACATTTGCAAGATAGGCTTCCAGCATCGCCCTTTGTTTCTCGGAAGGATGCTTAATGCCTTTACGTGGCACTATTTCATAGCCGCCCTTGAACATATTTTCAACTATCTTGTTGACTACGGCATATACCGCCGGATGCTTCGATATGGCGTAAAAGAATGAGTCGTAGTCATATATGTCTTTATTCCTGACCATCGAATACCAGGATGTTTGTAGCTGATTCTCATAGTCCTGAACGTATGTATATTTATTCGGCTTGTATTTCTTCATTTCTCCGGAGTCGTTCTCTAAGCCGGCCTGCTTTTCTTGCAGCAGACGTGCCCTGGCTTCTTCGATTGATGATATATTTGACTTAGGAATTTGTAACGGCATATAGCTTCCTTTCTCCATCTCTGCGTTTTTTCTTCAGCTTATCTATCGAGTACCGATTTGCGGCCATAGCATCGTCATATACTTCAACCGGCTTTTCGGAGTATATTCCGTGTTTGTTCTTAGCATGCTGGTATTGCTGTATTTCAGATATCGTTCTGATACAGGAAGGATGAATATAAGTGTGCCGGGCTTTCAGATAATCTATCCCGGATACTACCGAGCCGGCGTATTTTTCAACTCCGACTGATCTGAATCCCGCCCGTCTGAACTCAACTATTTTATCAGGTGCCTGTGAATCGCAATAATCCGGGATCGTATCTATTTCGCCTTGGCTGAATGTTTCCTGACTTCGTTCTATAAACTCCTGATTCGTCCATCCTTCGCCTGATACTTCTTTCAAGATGAACTGATCGCCTTTTTCGTCCCGTGCTGTAAGAAGTTTTACATTTGCATGAGTGAATCCAAAGTCTGTGCCAAAACTGCAATTATCGTACTGAAATGAGTCTTGGCAGATATTCTCAACGCTGTAGTCAGGATATACCGGTTTGCCTATAACGCCCCATTTGCCGAGGGTATAAACTTCATAATGATAGCCTGTCTTTGATTCTATCTTTTTGATATCGCTTGCTGTCAGGAATCTGTTATCTTTATATGTCGAATGCATTATCATAAAATCAGGATCGGGTTGTGGATGCTGATCTACCATGTCAGTTTTAACGTAATGGCTGATGTTTATCGGATTGCAGGAATATATTGTTTGTTCGTATGTGTCTTTAATACCCCGCATCCTGAGCGATAATATTTCTTTATCGTCCCGCAAGAACTCTGTAACTTCTTCAAGCCACATGCTTGTAATGCCTTCGATTGATTTTATCTTTTCTGGATCATCCAAGCCGCGGCAATATATCGTTGAATCAAATGTCGGGAAACTGATTTCAAGCCGGGTTTCATTTACAAAAAAGTCTTTGTTTTTTACAAGTCCGAATTTCTCTGCTGACTTTATAGCCTCTCTGAACACAGAATCGCGGCATGATGCGCCTATCTTTCTGAGGTATAAGAACTTCTGATGCTGTTCTGTCAATATCCTGAACGTGAATTTATCCGCTATAAATACAGACTTCCCGGAACTTGCTCCGCCGTATAGCAGCATATATAATGATTTGCATTTGTACAACTGATAATACCTATCGTTAGTTATAGAACGCAGGTTTGACAGATCAACCGTCAGATTAAAGGTTACTGCCATGATTATAGCCCATATCCATTTATTTATCATCTTTCAGGTCATCCGGTTTTATGACGTTTATTTCGATTTTGCGATCAGTGATTTCAATTTCCTGCTTTTCATAATAGCCCCGATGCTTACCTTTGCATTTCAAGTAGAATATCGTTGATGTGGGGTTATCGTCCTGAATCTGTTTATGTAAGTGCGATTCTGCAAAGTCAAGAGCCATTTCGCCGATAGAATCAACTCTTTTTTTAAATTCTGGATCTTCTCTGTAATATATGTAAAATGTTTCTCGGCAGCATCCTGCGGTTTTACAGGCAGATGTAACAATTCCGAGATGTTTTTCTAACGCCTCTATCAAAGCCCTTTTTAATATGTCTATTTTCGTAAATTTAGGTGACCGCTTTATCGGCTTGGTTTTCGATTGTTTATCAGTTTTAGGTTTGTTGGATTTAGGCATTTATCGTTTCCATTTGATTTATGGAGCGTCCGGGTCGGTACTGCCCCGCCGCTGTGATACTGGTCGTATCCATCGCTTGTTTCGGACGCTTAGGATAATCTTTTTTAAGATGTATAACTTTATCTCTCATTTCTTTCGTTAATGGCATTAAATATCTATATTTTTTATGAGCATCCATTGATTCATAACCTTTTATTCCCGCTGCATCAAAAGTTCTTCTATGTGCGATTTTCCCTTTATATATTGCCTTGCTTTTTTGTTTAATATATCCTGTATAAATCCAATTTCCGCCTTGATAAATGCTCCCGATGTGTCCCTGTCCATCATCTGCAAATGAAATAATCAACAATAATTTATTGCATAATTTTTTCAATAAATCAATTGCTATCTTTACAATTTTAGTTACTTCATTCCTATGTTCTTTTAATGCTATTCTTACCAATTCACAACCCTCATCTTGTTTTAATCTATAAGGTGACAACAGACTTCTATTTGCTCCCCTTCCAAATATAACTACTCCTATAAATTTATCGTCTTCCCAAACCCCGATTTTTACAAGTTTTCCAACCGGAATAGATTCACTATAATGCCAATTTTCGCAAGCATATTTAGCAGCTTTATGAGTACACCAATCAAGTTTTAATATTGGTCTTTCAGACATCATTCATATCTCTTAAATTTATTTCTTTATTACAATGTGGGCAGATTATTATTTTAGGTTCTAATTCATCCAATTGTCCTTGCTCAAATTCATTTCCAGGATCAAAATTATTATTCTCAATATCCAGTCCCCATTCAACTAATTTAAGTTCATCCCATTGATTGGCCAGGATATCCCAGTCCCATTCTCCAAAGGCAACATTGTCTTTGATTATAAATTCTTTCTGCTGTTCTTCCGTAAGATCATCGGCTTTAATAATCAGTATCTGCTTTAATCCAGCTTCCTGGCAAGCCTTAAGCCTCATATTGCCGCCCAGGATTATCATGTCTGAATTAACGACTATCGGCCTTATTTCTAACATCTGTGGAAAGTCTTTAATTGACTGAACAAGTTTTTTATATTTATCGTCCCTGATAAGTCTTGGATTATCCGGATTAAGTTTGATTGATTTGATATCAATCATTTCCATTTTATTCCTGATTTCCGGCAACTTCGACAATTTCTTTACCATCCATTTTACAAAGTATAAAGAAATTTGCTACTCATAAAGAAAGTAGCTACTCTTTATCATACCATAAAGAAATTTAATGTCAATTACTTGGGATAAAAAAATATCCGACACCTGAAAGATATCGGATTTGATTTGGGATTGAGATTGAGATTTAAATCACATCATTTGTTTTGTTTTAATTCATTCTTTGCTTTCTTTTAATAATATTTCTGCATTTTCTTTCATGTATTCGCTTATATTGATATAAGTTTTTGATATATTTTTGGAATCAAAACCCCGGAATCTCACTCTGGATGGATATGCCGAAATTACATTATTATTCTCATCGATTTCTAATACGATTGCCCATCCAAATACATGGAGTATCAAATTGACGAAACACAAAAAGCCAGTATCTCTAAATTCTGACCATTCTTTTTTTATTATCATATTATTCATAACATTCTCCTTGGGGGTATTTCATTCATTTACTTCCTCCATTAAAACGTTTCATATATTCTGCTGCCATCATGTTTTTATGTATCACAGCAATAGCATCTTCTTTTTCTGAGATGTTTTCTGATGGCATAAAAGCCTTTTTAATTTCCTCTTCCGTTCGTTTCCTGATCTCGATAAAATCGATGTCTTTGAATCTGTCTGATATTGAATAGTCTATTTTCGGTATCTTGTTCATTTTACTAACTCCTTCGTTTTTTTTATAAATTATATAGAAACGCTTTTCAAATCAAACTTTTTTATTATTTTAACTCCATTTTCATCAATTTCATAATCAATGATATTCCCGGAAATCTTCAACTGTTCAAAAATCTCCGGGTTTACGGCTTCCCTTTTAATAATATCACCGTTACTATCCATCTCATTAAATCTTATGGCATAACCAATAATTTTACTATCCATATCTTGATCCTCCTTTTATTCAATAAGCATTATTATATTCATATATCCTGCCAAACACAGTTATGAAGCAAAGCATTGATCCGTTATTTGTGTCTGGTATATTATCAAGATATTCTGCAACCCCCTCTTCATAACATTCAATATCTACATCGCCGTTTCCCCTCAGATCCGATAAAGCAGATTCTATTCTGTCAAATTGCTCTATAGTGACCCAATGATGTTCTTTCCTGTATTTTCTTTTATATTGATTCAGATATTCAATAACATAGTCGTCAGTCGAATCTTCGAGACTGATGTATGACTCTTTATTCATGTTACTTTCAAGAGTGTTATTATTAAGGTTGTTACTTTTGAGACTGTTAATATTAGTTCCACCGTTTTGCAGTCCTGCATTTTGCAAGCCTTCATTTTGCAGTACTGCGTTTTGACGGACTGGAGCAGTTATTATTGTGTAATAGTTCTTTTGGAACTTGCCTTTTCGGCTTTCTCTGTCAATCGTAATATACCCGTATTCCTTTAACAAATCGATATGTCTATAGAATCTTTTTTCTGATATTTTCAGCTTGTCTTGAATCATTTTTATGCTTGGGAAACATATAAATTTTGTTCCGGCATAAGAACATAAATAGCAATATATTGCCTTTGCTTCGATAGTCAGTCTATCATCTTCCATAACTTCTTTTGCTACAATACCGTAGCCCCTTTTGAAAATCGGGTTTTTCTGAATGAACTTTTTTGAATCGATATTTGACATAATTTCCCTCCGTAATAGGTGATTGCGAGGCGGCCAAGTGATTACGGCACCCAACCTGCTTCGGGAGCGACCCGAATACCTCGCAATTCCATTATACCACACAGAGAGAATTATGTAAATAATTCAAATTTTAAAACCATCTCCAAAATCCGGCAGTATATCAAAATCTTTTCCCCAATCTTCCGTTATATTAAAACCTACACTTCTGTTATATTGTGTAATCTCCAATACTTCATAATGATAGGGTTTCCCACTTTTTATTACTAATTTCAATTCATTTGCAGTACCTTTGCTTTTGCCGTCATGGATCAAAATAATATAATCTGATTCGCTTATTACTTCCTTGCTTCTTTGTTCAAAGGCGCCCCTGAGATATTGCATATTTAAGAAATGTAACTGAAGCGGATAGGCATATTTCTTGGCTATCATTTGTGCCACTTCACATACCCCTTGCGGTTCTTGCGTTGTTATTATTTTTGTTCCATTCAATTCTTTTATCTTTTCAGTGATAATTATCTCCACTCTTTCATCTTTTAATGTTCTTGAACCAAATACACCTATTGAAAATTTCCTGATATTTCCCTTTAAATATGTGCGACTATCGAAATTCATTTTGTTTTATCACCTCAACAGCCTTCCAAGATTTTTCTTGATCTTAACCTTCGTGAATAATTCAAACCTGCAAATAAGCTGCTTCAATTCGTCTGAAGTCGGCTCCGGCAAGTGATTGCCGCCGGAATCAGCTCCGATGTTAACTTGTTCAGCATTGCATAGTTTTATCAATTCTACAAAACTGTCAGGAACAAACTTCATTACAGGCTCAATGGTGACATAAACCTTTGCTATTTCTGACATTTGTCTTATAAAACATGCTCTATAAATCAAATTCGGTGAATTATTCATAATCTCCGGATAATAGACATTGCTTTCAATCGTTGTGCAGAATACCGATTTTCTGTATACTGTATGATCTTTGAAATCAAGGAATCTTCCCGGGTTCTTTGACTGAAACAGATAATGATTATCAAACATGTTACAGTAGTCCAATGTTTTGATTATCCATTCCGCCGGGATATCCTCAGCGAACATATCGCAGGAAGATCCCACAAAGATGAAGTTTCCGTTTCCAAGATCGGTTTTCAGTTCTTTTTCATCGAATCTTACCGGGTTCTGTTTTCCCCATTTGGACATGTAGCAATATGAGCATCCGTGCTGACATTTTCCTTTTATTGGATTCCATGTATGAGTTACAAAATCGTACATATTCCCTTTTGCCTTGTTTAACATTGATATTCCACCTATTCCTTTTTTATTCACAGATAACAAAATAATGTTTCTTATTTATGTCATTTGTATATTATTTATTGCGATAATGCCAGATAGCATCAGATATTTCCTGATATCTTTTTTCTTCCATTTCATCAAGATTATATCTATTCCGGTATAATTCAAAATATTCATGTTGAATCAATTTAATATCGTAATCATTTTTTATTATCATTGTTTATTCCTTTGAATCAATATATTATTTTTAATGTGTTCAGCAATGGCTTTCATGAGATTTGGTGGAACACTGTTGCCTATTCTATCTCTAACCTTTCCAATTTCTCCTATAATAATAAAATTTTCGGGGAATGAGGTTATCAGTAGTAATTCTTTTTTGGATAAAAATCGTGGTTGACTCCAGTGACAAACGGGATTGCCGCATGATTTTAATATAGTTGGAGACGGTTTGAATGGATTGAGTTTTATCATGCCAAATAAATGACCTTTTGGATGATATTTTGAAGCACTTTCACCATATTTTAATAACGGCCAATATTTAGAACTGCAAGCGGTTAATTTGGGGCCTCCTTGATTTTCTAAATGTCCTATAATTTTTTGTATGGGAATCGGTTTTGTTTGCGGTTTTGGATGACTTGGTTCAATATTCAAATCATTGCGAACACCAATAATGATAATCCGTTGTCTGCTTTGCGGAACATTATAATACATAGCATTCATTACCTGGCCATTTGCTCTATATCCACATTCTCGCAAAGTTTTAATAATCTGCAAATATGCTTGTTTCATAACACCCTTTATCATGCCTGTTACATTTTCCATAACAAATACCTTTGGTTGCAATTCCTTCAAAATACGTGCATATTCTTTGAATAATGAATTACGGGGATCGTCAAATTTCCTTTTCCCGGCTGTGCTGAAACCCTGACATGGCGGAGATCCATCTAAAACATCAAGTTCACCAATTTTTGTTCCGGCCAATCGCATACATTCTTTTCCAGTTAATTTTGTTATATCTCCATGATATACCGGAACATCCGGAAAATTAAGTTTGAATGTTTCAACAGCATTATTATCCCATTCAACGGCCAACAATTCTTTATATCCGGCTAATTTATAGCCAAGACTTGAGCCTCCGCAGCCTGCGAATGTACTGATAACAGTCAAATTATTACCATTTGAATCCACATTTTGGACATTCATTTTGAGTATTTTCCATTCCTTTTTCATCAATATTTTCATTATCATCTGGAATTTTTTCAAACATATCCGGCACATCCATACCCCATTCAACCAGTTTAAGTTCATCCCACTGATTAGCCAGGATATCCCAGTCAAACGTACCACCGTCATTATTCGCAACAATGCAAGCCTGCTTAAACTCTTCCTCGGTGAATGATACTTCCCTGTAAGTGTACTTTTCACCCTGATAAACAATATACCCGTGCGCCAGTGTTTTCAATGCCGTCGGTTCATCGAATCTTTCAGTAATCACAATCTCGCAGCCGTCAAATATTTCGCTGCGCTGATTGCCGCCGACGTAAGCCTTGTTGTTGACACAGTAGATTACTCCTGAAAGATCGCCGAGTTTTTCAATATGTTCCTTCAGCAGGCTGAATTGTTTTTCAGTCATGCGCCTTGGGTTTCCCTTGAACTTTTTAAGTTTCGATATTTTCATTTTTCCTTCCCTTTTGCCTTGTTTAACATTACTACTCCTGATCGTCCAGGATGTACCACTTTCCGGAGTTGAAAAGAGCTTGACTACAAAAAATACCGACGTGCGATTTTAAAATAGTAATACTTTGATCTGGTAATTCAACCCTGAGGCTTTTTCCATCATTCCACGCCTGAATCGCTTCTTGCCATGATACGGATTCCTGATTCACTATTTCCCAGCCGTCTAATCTTATGTGATCAAACTGTGTCCCGGTTCCATCTGGAGATGTGTTTACCGATATCGTTTGCCCTTCTGCCATATCGAAATTATGCAGTTGCAGATAAAAATTAGTTTCATGGACTCGTAGTCCGATAATCAACCCCGGATTCTTCAACTTCTTTTCAATCGCTTCAGATAACGTCATTTCAAATACCTCCTATCCAAAAATATTATCACTATTATTCTTATCTTTTTTCTGTTGATTTTTCTTAATCAATTCCATCATTTGTTTTTGTGCCCCCTGTTTTCCCAAGCCCGGATCAGCATCCGGATGAACTCGGACACCGACATACTTTCTTTTTTTGCCAGCTTTTTGGTTCTGGCTTTCTCCTGTTCACTTGTTTTGACGTGGATATGTGCTGTTTTGTTCAACATTTTCTTACTCCTTATATTTTCCGCTCGACGACGGCATCACTGCCACAATGCACACAGTGCAATCCCTGTGTCCCCTCGGGAGGAGACATGACGACAAATTTGTTATAAAAATCATCAGAGAGTGTTTCCGCTCTCTGGCCACAATCTAGACATTTTGTAATTTCCATCTTATACTCCTTTATATTTTTTCGGCCTATCTTATCAAAATCGGACAGCCAGCCCCGACAGACCCGGTTTCCCGGGTTTCGATTATTCTATGATTTGAATTATTGTGGTACAGTCCGCTATGTAATCCTCTTCCCAACGATCAATACTAGCCGGATTTTCCCCTTCTGACACAATGGCACTTTGGATCGCCCACTTGCCGTCGGTGAACAGATACACTTCGGCTGTCGGATTGTCACGAAGGATATCAAGACTTTCAGCGTCGTTTTCGAAAAACGCCTCAGCCTCATTTTTGCTCATTTTGTAGTACTCACCCTTTTTCAGATATATCATTTTTCTTTCCTTTCCCCGTCCAGCCGGTAGGTCAGCTTTGATTCAATTTTCTATCTCGGTGATCGCAACCACCGAATCTGTTGTTGCCTTCCGGCCCTAATATACTGTCATTATTTTTTCATATTCCGGAATATTTTCAATTTTCAACATTTCAAGGCCTTTTTTATACTTTTCAATCCTTGTGATAGCATCCGGAGAACCAGTAAGAGCTCTGTTTCTCAATGAAGAACCCACAGCCAGTTTTGATTCCAACCATTCTATATTTTCTTGAATTTCTTTCTTAGTCATTTTTTTTCTCCTTTTTCTTTCCCTCTAATAATAGTATATCACATGTGTTACCCAATGTCAACACTTTAAACAAAATAATTCATTTATTTTCATCAATGTTTATAGGGCTTTTCAGAGTTTTTCAAAAATAGTTTTAAAATAATTAAAAAAGATGCCATTTTTACGTGACATCTTTCTTAAAAATATTGCGTTGCTCAGTCGTTCGTAAGATCAGATCATGAGGTTGCCTCCTTTTGTTTTATTTTCAAATAACTATTTCCTATTTTCTTTTATCTTTTTAATATTGTTGTAAAATTCCTGCATTTTATTCATAAATTCTTTTGCACAATCTTCATCCTTTTTATCTGTCTCTCCATCCATAAATTCGAACAGATCATTCACAAGATCAACAATTTTCCGGCATTCAAGATTTTCTCCGTGGCAGTTTATCTGGGGATAAATCTTTTTTGGTGGTTCATTATTACCTTTCATCATTTTTCTCCTTTTTATTCTCCGGTTCATAAAAGTGATATGGTTCGCAGCGATATAAATTACACAATTTCATAAAATCATCAGCTGTTATTTTGCTTATTCCATTTTCCATGTTTGATAATGCCGTTCTTGAAATGCCGAGATAATCAGCAACGGCTTGTTGCCTTAATCTTACCAATTTTCTAGTTTTTTTTAATTTTCTATAATCAATCATTTTTTTATATCCGGCGATTCCAGTTTTTAACCGCTATTTCTGCAATGCGCTGATGATTAAACCTAATTCCGGCATCTGTTCTTTCTATTCTGCAATCAGGACATTTAATTTTTACACTTCGGCTTTTTGTTTGATTATTACCAATAAATATAATTTCCGGCTCCCCGCCGCAAAAAGGGCATGGTAACAATTCATCTAACTCAATTAAATTTCCACCATTATCATACGTTTCCATCTCTTGACTCGCCTCCTCTTTTTCTTTTCTCAATAAATTCATGTGTGTATATGCCATCTCAAACAAATTGCATAATTCGCCTACAGTAATTTTACCCATATTTTTGTTGCTCAATTCAGTTAAATATTTTTTGCATTCTTCATAATCATCAATATGGCTCATTCCAGATCACCTGCCGATTTTCTGTAGCAATCATCGCAAATCCATACTTCTAATGCTTCATCGGATAATTCCTTGATGAATGGTTCAACCCGCAATGCCGTATTGGGATCGCCGCAATAAATACATGGCTGTTTTTCTTCTGGGTTATTCATCTCTTGAACCTCCGGTAATAACTGGGTTTGTTTCTGACTACGTTTACATCACAGTTTCCATATAACAATAAAGTCTTTTTAATAAGGCCTGGGCATCTTTCTTTTATATGTTCTGATAGTCTAACCGCATCGTATGAAGTTGTTTCTTCCGGCATCGTTATAATCAAATACTCACCTTTTTTCAATATTGTATTCATTTTTCTTGTCCTTCTTTTATATTTAATTCCGGAACAAAAGATACTGACAGCATTTCATATTTGCCATCTTTACGTTTTGCTTGCGGAGAAAATATTATATTAAATCCCTTGAATGACATATTTGTAAGTGTGTCGGCATATTCTTTTTCTATGCGGATAATGCCTACCGGACTATTCTGATCGTGATTTTTAAATATCGGATAATCATTTGTTTCTATTTTCTGAAACCAATCCTTTTTTATTTCACAATGTCCGGATTCCAAATAATTGAAAATCTTCATCCATTCAGACTCAGTCTTGATAACATTTTTTGCTATATGCATAGTTGGACTATCATACTCTTTTAACAGCATGTATTTATTCATTTCCCCCTCCAATAGTTCATAATCATAATCAGAACAAGTGATATGCCGCCTATCATGATAATCATAAGGATGGTTTCGATGATCTCCATTCCTGTTATTTCGGTTCCGATCATTGCTTTTCTTTCTCCTTCTCAAAACATTCCTTGCATAATGAATTTCCATGATAGATATAACAGGCTTCTTGGGCACAATGAATACAAAGATTTGAATACATTATTCCGGTTACAATAGGGCAAGATGTATCAAGAAACTCATATTTTATTTCCTTTGTTTCTCCGCTGAAATCATAGTCATAGTCCGAAATAAAGGATTTTTTATCCGATTCTGTCACTATTGATTCCGTGGTATGAACATCACATTGATAACTTAACGATGGTTTCGTTTCTTCTGTCAATCCTTTGCTTCTATCCACAGATGATATCGGCTTTGTAGGTAGCCACAAAGTTCCAATGGCTTGTCCTGTTATTTCTACTTCGGAAGTCATTATACTGTCACGATATTCTTTCGGTATTATCCATTTCTTTTGAGCATGATTTTCAATAACAATAAACAGCATCAATATAATACATACGAGTTGAATCGTTAAAAGTGTTTTCATTTCTTCCCCGCCTCCAATGCTTTCAAAATATCGTCAACGTCCTTCTGCGCTTTCTTCTGGCTTTCGTAAGTTAAGTCTATCATGTCTGTTTCTCCTCCTTCTCTTTTCATTTCTAACTTTCTTTTGCAGATTATTCAAGGCATCATCGGTCAGGTTTTCCAGAAGGCATTTTTCTACTTTTGATTCAAGTTTCTTGTTCAGTTCAAATATCGCCTCATGAATATCCTGCATATTTGCCTGTAAGAATTTTCCACCATCTTTTTCTATTACTTCACGCCTTATGTACATCAGCTTTTTCCTCCTGTTTAAATATTTCACAACCATATAATTCCGTAAACAGTGATAACGAACAATTATAATAACAAGTCTCATCGTATGCCTTGCATTTCTTGTTTCCGCAATTTTCATTTACTTTTGACATCGTTATCCTCTCCTATCTTAACCTCAACCCGATAGCCGCAATCCTGGTACTTTGGAAACCACTTGCAGTTATGATAATCGCAGTGCAGTCTACAGTATGATTTGGTTTTCGTGGTAAAATTCACACTCCTTTTTCATCGGAATATTATAAATGTCGCCATCACCAATATCTTCCATCAAGATAGTATTTTCCTTTATTTCTGATTGCGGAGGGTACAAGTAGGAATTGATTTTCTCGCAGTAGAATAAGTTGTATGTTATGAAATCTTCTCCGCCGTAAGTTTCAAAGCGGACTTCAACTTTTTTCTTTTCGAGTTCGCCACAATGTAAGCATAATCTGTAATTTTCCGGGTTCTTATGGCACATGGTTTCGTGATATTCACAATTTCTGACCCTAAAATAAACCTTCTTGCAGTAACCGCAACGATGTATTGTTTTTATTTCTGTTTTCACGGCTTCCCCCTTTCCGCCAAGTGACATCCGGCTATTTCAATCCTCCGGCCATATTCCGCAATTAATATACTATCAGCGTTGCCGTGTGTTATTTTCCATTTTGGAAATAACTGCTGAGCCCTTATTTTTGTGACGTTCTTATCGCCTCCGGTCATGCATTGCATTGCCTTCATCCATTTTTGCGGTGTCACAAACTCTAATGGTATTTCAAGCCCGATAAGCAAGCCCTGAATGATTCCGAAATTCAGACCGAACTTGAAACTTGAACTCACGCCCTGAGCAGGCATTGAGTGTACTTTTTCAATGTAGGCTTTTTGGATGGCTGGCACTGGGCCGCCCATATAATATAATTTTTTAATAGCTTCTGATATGTCGTGATAAGTGTAATGTTTGAACGGATAAACAGCGTAAATATTACTTTCTTCCGTTATCAACGTCATTGCTCCTGATAATCCGGGGTCTATTCCTGCGATTAGCATAATTCCTCCCTCATAATCCTAATATTTTGTAAATATATCGAACATTTTTATCCAGTATTCCGTGAAATATCGGAATGAATGGCAAAGATGAAACATATATGACCATAAGAAACGTTGCAAAAATTCTTATTCTGGTATCTTCAAATGCAAAGAATGTACCCAAAAAGACATAAAGAACCAGAACATAAAATATAATTAGTTGAACCGTACATAATACAGATATTCCATCAGGCATTTTTGTTTTCCTCCTTTTCAAACTCCTCAATCCATCCTTTCAGCTTCTTCAAATTCTTCACCATTTGACCGCCTTGTGATTTTTTCGTTGTAGACCATACGCAAGTATCGCCGTAACATATTTTGTTCTCTGCCGGGGCGGTTATTTCGTCCTGATTAGTTTTTCTCCGGAGATTCCAGAGTGCTTTCAAATCAGATTTCTTTATCATGATCGTTCCTCCAATACTTTCTTCAATGTATTCGATATGATTTTTCCCCTGGATTCCTTTGGATATAGTAACAATTTTTCTTTCATCTTGAAGTATAATTGAATATCCTCTTGATATGATTCCGCTTTCGGATATTCCGGAGCAGATAATGGCGTTACCACAGATAAATAACGTGCATAATATGAAGGTTTATCGTTATCAAATTCAATATTCATCTCTTTTCGACCTCCGCTTTATTCTCAACATAATAACTATGGTATATCTTTGTAGCAATTTTCTCTCGAATGATCGGCATAAAAGGTATTGCTACAAACATTATTATTATCAAAAAAAGCATTGTTATCTTTATTCTGTTTTTTGCTTTCTCAATCATAGAAGCAACAAAACCGATACATACAACAATATATAGGATAGTCATTTGCAAACCTACCAAATCCGATATTGTTTTCAAAGTCTCTTCCATCGTTATCACTCCCCCTTTTCGTTCCAAATACCGATTATCGTGATTATCAGCACCGCTATTGCAAGCACGTCCATGATTGTTTCTGCTGTGGACATTATTTATCTGCCTCGTCTGTTAAATTTTCTTCCCAAACTAATGACAGCCCCATGACCTTTGGGAAATTATCAGGACAATATTTCACTTGAGATTTAATCAAATCTTCTGCAAGTTCATCACTGATGTTGATTTTCAGATATGCGGATTTTCTTTTTGTGGATCTCGAAATCGTAGTTATATTGTTCTGAACAAAAGCAGCATGTTTTTTTCTTGTTTCTTTTTCCATTATTCCTTTACCACCTTTATTTTTCTACCGCATCCAGGACAGAAAACATAGCCATTTTCTTCAACGTCTCCATCGCAAAAAGAAAAATCTTCACCGCACTCTGTGACATAATGCTCATCGTCGTAAGTCCATTTGCAATACTTTTTCATTCCTTCGCCTCCAAATATTTTCTTACTTGTTCTTTGCATATATCGGAATCACAATATTTACCGCTATTGTAGCATTCACAATTTGAGCACCATACGAATACCGCCATTTCGTTATCACTTTTATATGACGAATACTCTGATATTTCATCCACCGCCTTTCCAAGCTGTCTGTCAACTTCCTCAGCCTTGTACCAGTCACCCGGCCCGATGAGATTGTTTGTGTCTGTACTGTATTTTTTCATGGTTGTTCTCCTCTACCATAACTTTAAATTTTTCAATACTTCCAACTGGCTTAGTAATATTTCATAAAGTGTTTTATGTACCATTGCAACCGATGAACTTTGAAGAAGCCACCATCCGATAGTGACTCCAAACCATATTATTATAAAAAATATAATTATAATTAATATAAAAGAAAAAAAACCCAATTCCGGATCATCATAAAATTCATGTCCACATTTTGGGCAGACGTGCGGCGGTTTTTTATTCGCCGGTATCATTATCGGTACTATTATTGGCATCATTTTCTTTCTCCTTAATCCGCAATTATTCTAAAATCTGTACCGCAAACATGATCGATTTGCAAGCCGTTTTGCTTCGCTATTTCGTAGACTTCGCTTGATGTTGTGACTATAATCACGTCTGTCAGATAGACTAAATACCCGTCCTTGCACTTTGTGGCTTCAAGTTTTTTCATGGTTTCCTCCTGTGTTTTTGATATCTTCCC